CCGCCGCTGACACCGCAGAAGCTGGTGGTGTTGCTGGCGTTCGGAGATGCCAACCACCAGTTCGTACGAGAACCACGCTCCGCTGCTCCTTTGCCAAGTCCCTTAACAATGTGTCTGTATGAGTGAGCAAAAATAGGAAGCTGGATGCCTCCGCCATCATAGCCATCGGACCAGTTATTTCTTCCGAACACCTCTGTTTCCTGGAGCAACCACAGTTTTCTCGAAGCCCACGCCCAGGTTCCTTTGTTGTTTTCCAGTCGGCGTACCTCTTTCATAACAGCTCTCAGATCTGCCGGGAGCGTGTTATAAATGGTCGTGTTTACTGTAGCCGTAAGAGCCGCTGCCGCTGTACCTCCGGCATTTGTATTGCTTGAGTTCATCTGATACGTAGTCTTTAGGCAATCCCTGAACGTAAAATAGAGATGCGGTTCTGTAAGAATAGCCGTATCCCCTACATTCATGTACGTATTGAATCCGGACAGATCAACCCTTGCTTCCTCTCCGGTTGACAGAACGATGTCTTTATAATCCCCGATATGCAATCCGGAAAAATCCTCTGTCTTGATCTTTGCCCGGAGTTCCGCCCAGGACATTTCGATCTCTTCTCCAGCACTGTACGTAGCCGCTCCGAGAAGAAGATCATTCACAGAATCAAAGGCCGCTTTAATAACCGGACCATCAGGGATATTCCCAGGTTCTGTGATGTCGATACTCTGCACCACCGTAGGTATGCCGAGTGTTGCTTTAACCGCTTGGCACAAATCCTCATAAGTGATTTTTTTTGTGCCGTTTTCCGTGTTTACAATCAGCAAGCTCCCGGCCGGGACGTCTGTGATTGCAGGTAATTCACCGATTTTTTTCATTGTGTACCTCCTTAAATGATTTGATACCGCCAAAAGGCAGCTATAACTTCACCAGCATCGGTAGCAAGCTCCTCGCCTCCTGCCGTTGCAAGTGCAGTTTCCATTTCACCGCTTTCTACAATCTGCTCCAAACGCTGGATTCTTTCCTCGTGATTGTCCAGCTGGAGTTGCAGATGCCCGGCAACATCCTCTGAAAGCTGGTTTTTTACGTTGTCGAACCATTCCCGGAACTGTTCTTCAGAGCTTTTTTCAAACGCCGTAAGCTGATTCACAATGTCCAGGAGCTGATTATTCCCGGAAGTTTCGAGTTTTGCCAGGTATGCTTCCATCTGCTTAACAAATTCCTCGTAAGAGGTATTGGACCGGTCAACAAATTCGTCATAAAACCGATACAACTGCTTAAAAAATACGGAGGTGTCCAGGTGGTCGATAACCTGGGTAACAACTCCGCATACGCTACTGTCATATCTGGTATCTGTGATATTTGCCTGTGTGATAACAGTCTGGTTTGAATTTATCAGAACCGTTGCCAAGCATAACTCGTAATAATCCCCGGATGCCGGCTGTAAAAGCTCCGGCGGTACCGGGTTCGCATCTGGTGTTCCCTCTTTTACGATGATTTCACACAATCTGAGTAGATAGTTTGCTCTCAAAACTACCCTGTCAATGCGTTTATAGCTTGTAGGAGCTTTTGAAAGCGTAATTGTGTATTCTTGTGTGTCTGCCGCAAATCTACCTCGAATTATGCCAAATCCAGGGCGGACTATCAGGTTCATCCCATCCCCGGCTACTACCTGGAAACAGTCTGCCGGATCTGCCAGGACACCATCGCTAATAATTTTTGAAATAAACATCGCCAAAAAATCGGAGGATTCAGCTCTATCAAAGATAGGCATACCCTCCTCGTCATAGCCGTTTATTTCAGAATCAAAATAACCGTATCTCAGTGACACTCTTTACACCTCCCTTTTGATAAGCTGTTGTACTGTTGATACTTCATCAGTTCCAAAGGTCACAGCCAACTCAGTAGCCGCTCCCTCGTAAGTCTCCATTACCTCCGTGATACGTTTATCCGTTGCAATATTGACTTCTGTGTTTATATAGGTGCAGTAGTCTCCCAGGTCAAAATCCTTTTTGTAGACAAGGTTTGCCTGGTAATCTACACCGCTGTTTATAGTCTCTACCATCCGGTACTCTGCCAGTTTTTCTCTGCCTCTTTGGTCGAGCTGCTGTTTGTAGGTCTCCAGAGGAATCTCGTTACCGTCCTCGTCCTTTTGCTGCAAATCCCTGGCATCAACCCAGATTTCTTTTCTTTCCTCTCCTGGCAGACGGGCATCAACCGTGATGATGATCCGATCGGAACCCTCGCCAGCTCCAGCAACATAGGCAAAATTCTTATAGGAACTGCGGTTTCGGTTGTAAACCACATTCCGGATATTGTAGAAAGAGTTGGAAAAGATAGCCCAGCTGTTTTCCTCCTGGCTATCTCTCCTGTCTACGCCTTGCCATACCTCAAATGCGAGGTCATTCGTTAGAAAATCGTACCGTATTCTATGGCTGATTTCCTTTGTGTTGCCTATTTCATACAGCTTTTCGCTTACGTTGTCTCCGGTAGCCTGCATGTTGATATTCCCGGATATGCCTGTGAGGCTTCCTAGCTTCAAATGAGCCACTTTTCTGTCTGCATCGGTAGGATTTATAGCCGAAGTATCAGCAAGCCTCCTCATGGCCTCCTCAACGTTTCCGCTTAGGGTTATTGTTCCGGCTATTACTCTGTCTGTCAGGAGCTTTTCAGCAAAATTGCCTTTTGCATAGGCTTCTCTGGCTCCGTTTTCATCCTGTGAATAATTTACTTCGTCAATTACTCCAAGTTCCTTTGCATCGTTCCGGTACAAATACTGTCCTGCGTTCAGGAGTGGAAAATACTCTTTTGAGGTGTAAAGCTCAAAACACCCCAGTTTTTCATACCGTCTCGCCCAGATCAATGTCCGGAAAAGAGGTATGCTACCCAGGGTTTCAAAATCTTTGTCTAATACAATAAGTCGCATAATCACACCCCCAGATAGAACGGAGTGTAAAACAGCTTGACATCCAGATTCGTGTAGTTTTCATCGGCATCGTACTCCAGATAGTTATTCCCGACTTGAAGCAGAAATGGTTCTGATAATCTGTCGATTTTCTGGTATACGTTTACTCCATTCAGCTCAATAACCTGGTGTCTGGTGTTCGTATCAACCATAAGAACATCTCCCTGGTTCATTGCTACCTTAACTCTCATAAACTTGCCGCTTGCCCCACTCTTTGTACGCACCAGCGTAATTTTAGGGTTTGTGACCGGACCTCTCTCAGCAATAAACTGTATCTGCAATCCTGTCGGCACATGTCCATCATTCGGAAGCAGAACCTCTTTTGAAAGTGTTCTGTACCCGGTAATGTTTCCGCCAAGGCACAGCCCTTTGTATGGATCCGGGACTACGACTTTATTCTTCAGGCATCGCCATGGGAAAGCTATCAGTTTACTGATGTTTGCCATGTTCTGGCCGAAGTTGTCAATATTTTTCATCATCGGATCCGGGCACATGAGGTCTGCAACGATAGAGAGCTGGTTATGTACGTTGTTTTTCGTAACAAAATTCCAGCCCTCCAGTTCATACTCAATATTTCTCTTTGTGCCGCCGTAGTCTATTGTCATTTTACCGGTGTACTTCGGATTGAAAAACTTAATAATCCGCTGCCGGTTCGTTTCATTGTTCCGGTCGTCTCTCAGTGTTGCCTCAATGTGGATGGGGCGTTTTTTGATACGCTTACCATCCACTGAGGAACCGTCAACAAGTGCGTTGTCCGTGGTGCTGATTTCAAGCTCTGATGCTTCCAGACCGGTAATTTTGGTTATACCGAACTCTCTTTTTTCTCCGGATCCGGACTTGCCAAAAGTAAAAGCCATTCCGTTACATTCGAGAGTAAAGTCTATATAGTTTGCCATTATTTCACACCTCCTAACAATTTCCTTGCTGCTTCTCTCTGGGCCTTTGATACCTCACTCGGCGTTGCCACCGGTGTATGGTAGTTATTTTCCTGTTCGATATGCTCGTCAATATAGGTGTCTCCACCTGCCGGCATCTCGGTATCAGCTGTATGTTCTGCCTTGGCTTTGGAACGAACCGTTATTTTTCCGGTTTCCACATCGACTGCCGCCTGCATGTGTTCCGCCAGTTTTGCCATTTCCTCGTCCGTCTGGTCGTACAGTTCGGGCATTTCTTCCTCAATACCCTCTCCAACACCAGGAGGAATCCAGCGCCCTACCTCTTTTTTCATTACCCTTGACGGGGAATTGATGTCCAGGGCATCCTTTGCACCGTCTACGATTCCGGAAAAGAAGCTCTTAACATCGTTTACGAATTTATCCTTGGCACTACAAATACCATTCCAGACACCGTTTACGATATTTATTCCGACTTCTTTCATTTTTCCGGGCAAAGAAGAAACCCCGTCAATTACGGCGTTCACGAGGGATTGAGCCGCCTCAACACCTTTATTTTTCAGGTCGATCGCCCACTGGCCGACTTTCGTTACCGTGTTCACCAGCCAAGTCCAGATTTTACCTGGTAATTGCTGGAACCAGCTTGTTACGCTGTTAATTGCATTTGTGGCCGCCGTTGTCATTGTGGAGTATAAATTCTGGCCCCACTGGATCACGTTATTCACGATATTAACCAGCCAAGTCCAGATACGCCCTGGGAGCTGAGAAAACCAGTTAATAACCGAATTAACGGCGTTTGTTGCAGCCGTGGTTATTGTGGTGTACATGTTCTGACCCCAGGCGGTGATATTGTTCACCACGCCCACGAGCCAAGTCCAGATTCTTCCTGGAAGCTGGGCGAACCAGTCTACAACGCTTTGTATGATTTTTGGAAGTTCGGTTGTTACCCAGTCTTTTACATTGATACCCCACTGGATAATCGTGCCTATGGCTGTACCGAGTGCGTACCCGATTTTGTAAGGTAGCTGAGAAAACCAGTCTCCGACCGCCGATATAGCTTCACTTACGAAAGTTGTGATGTTCGTGTAAAGTTCTGAACCCCACTCGGAAATTGTCGTTATTGTATTTGTCAGCCAGGTTGAAATTCGCCCAGGAAGTTCCTGGAACCAGGCTACGACAGAATCCACTACCTCACCGATTTTGTCCGGTATTCCCTTGAAGAAATCGACAATTTGTGTCCAGTGGTCTTTGATTACCACGACCAGGGTGGCTACTGCGGCTACGATTCCGGCTACGACTGCGGCTACCAAAGCAGGTGCGCCGAGAATTACAGCACCTACGGCAGCTACGGCAACTCCGATCACCATCAGAGCTTCTTTTACCCAGCTGAAACCGTCTTTGAGCATACCAAAGAAGTTCGTTACCGCCATGACGGTTCCGCCAATTACAGCTCCTATTCCGGCTATGGTAGGACCTATGCTGGAAATAAGGCCTGCTATCTTTGAAATAGCCGGACCTACAACTGCACCTATCTTTGTAAATATTCCAGATATGGTGCTTACAAGTGTACCGAATGAACCAGTTACCTTTGTTACGATTCCGGCGAGTTTTGGGAACTCCAGGGCAAGAACTTCACTGAATGTTCCGGCTCCTCCGGATAATAACTGGAATCCCTCTACCACTTTCGGTACTATGCCTATGATGCTTCTGGCAGTTTTTCCAAAACCACCAAGTACGCTCAGGAGGCTCTTAACTCCTCCGACTACCTCAGAAGCTACTTTCAGCGCCGCTACGGATGCGGCTATGGTTCCGATTGCTTTGCCAAGTGCCTCCATGGTTTCCGGGTCTGCTCCATCAAGAGCAGAGAAGATATTACTCAGGGCATCTACGACAGTCTGGGCTATCGGTGCCAGTGTGGATGCGAAACCATCAAATAATCCACTTAAAAAAGCTCCCAGACCTGGGAACTCCTGTTCAATTCCTGTTATAAATCCCTGGACGATCTGCTTTCCTACCTCGATGATCTGAGGCAGATTTTCAATGACCGCACTTGCCAGGTATGATACTATTTTTGCCGCCGATTCTCCGATGGACGGAGCATATTCTACGAGGGCGGAACCAAATTGCGACAACGCATCTTTCGCTGATTCTATCAGCTGTGGCATGTTGTCCGCCAATCCAGAAAGGACCTCAGCCAGCAACGCCACTCCGGTACTCCAGAGTAATCCTGTGTTTTCAATCAGGGCTGAGCCGAGGGATGTTACTATATCTACTCCTGCAGAAGCAATTTTCGGTAGATTGTTATTTATGCCAGTCAAGAACGACTGGATCATGTCGGAAGCTACGTCTATCAAATCCGGGGCTGCCGATGCGGCTTTCTCTACGATCTGGGCGAAAATATCCCCGACCGTAGTAACAACTTCATCCAGTCCGCCGTTATCAAACGCATCCTGGAGTTGCTGTACCATGTTCTGGGCTTCTTTTACAACCTCTTTCAGCGGAGCTTCCATGTTCTCATACAGAGAAATACCAAGCCCCTCTAATCCTGATTTTAGGATTGTGATCTGACCTTGCAGGTTGTCGTTCATGGTGTCAGCCATTCTCTTTGCTGCACCGTCACATGAATAAATAGCATCGGACAGTTTATCAAAATCATCATCGGAAGTATTTACAATAGCAAGCAGGCCAGACATCGCTTCTTGTCCGCCAAGAGCAGCTGCCATTTCTGTCGCCTCAGCCTCCGACAGACCAGCGAAACCTTTTCTCAGATCTCCCATCACTTCATTAAGCGATTTCATGTTGCCGTTGCTGTCTGTCAGCGATACTTTCAGCTTGTCCATGGCTCCCTGAACCTCTTTGGTCGGTTTTGCCATGCGTGACATGATGGAACGTAAAGAAGTACCTGCCTGGCTTGCCTTAATTCCGGAGTTTGCCATAAGCCCGATTGCAAGGGCCGTATCTTCCGCCGTATATCCTAAAGCACCAGCTACCGGGGCTACGTACTTGAACGTCTCTCCCATCATTCCAACGTTAGTATTAGCGTTGGAAGATGCCTGTGCCAATACATCCGCAAAGTGTGTGGAATCCTCTGCGGACAACCCGAACGCCGTTAAGGCATCGGTAACAATATCTGAGGTGGTCGCCAAGTCCTCGCCGGATGCGGCTGCCAGGTTCATTATACCCTCTAAGCCGTTCAGCATATCATCTGTTTTCCAGCCAGCCATAGCCATGTACTGCAAAGCATCCGCCGATTCGGAAGCACTGAACTTGGTAGTTGCACCCATTTCCTTTGCCTTGTCGGTTAATGCTTTCAGATCATCGCCCGTAGCTCCTGAGATTGCCGCTACTTTTGACATGGAAGCCTCGAAATCAGAGCCAACCTTTACTGAGGCTGCACCGATAGCTCCTATTGCAGTTGCGGTTCCGGCCAGGATGGCACCTGTCGCCTTTAAGCCCTTTTCGGCTATGCTTCCTATTCCGTCTATCCCGGATTGAAAGCCTTTACTGTCAATACTTGTATCAAATTTTAGTGTGCCATCATAAGCCAACGTTCTCACCTCTCTTTCGGGCTTGAAATCATCGGCTCATAATGGCACTACTTGATCTGTTTTCCGTGTTTAATTTTTACTTCAAAAATGGAGTGACAGTTTCTCCCTTTGCAGGAAACCATCACTCCGGTACATTCTGCCTTATCCGAAAAGAAAATAGGCATCTTGTAATTGCAGTCCGGGCACTCTACCCGGTTCATTTTATTTTTTTCTATTTTCTCAATAGTTACCGCCTCCCTACTACAGCACACCTCTAAGGTCTCCGCCTTTCAGGAGAGCTTTTTCGATCTCTGCCAGCTTTTCGTCCTCGTTTCCAGGATTCGGCAAAGTGTACAGCCTTTTCATTTTCCGGTAGAACGACTGCTGTTCTTTCGGCATGTCACTCTTTATCTCGATGCTCCGGTACTCCATGATCTTGACAAATTCATTCTGATTTGTCAGGGAGTTAAACATGGCTCTGAATTTCCACCAGTGCATGTACTCTATGTCCTGGAGGTCAATGCTGTACTGTGTCATAAAAGCGGCATAGATATAATCATCGTCATACTCGAATGAGTAAACCCTGGTCTTTCCTTTTTTTGCACTCAGCTTCTTACGCTGCGGGTTCTCCTCTTTGCCGCATTTGTAAAACCACAGCATAGCCTTTGTTGCTTCCTGGAGATTCCCAGGAATAACCGGAAAAAACAGATTCAGGGCTTTCGCTGCCTTATCCTTTGGGTCTATGCTTGCATCCTGCATAAGCATTTCAAACAGGATGGCTATGCGGAAGTCAGTACGTATCTCGTACTTCTCTCCGCATACTGCAACGCTCTCCGGTAAGGTATCAACCAGAATGTTCATTAGTGGTGTTTGCCTTTGTTACCGTGGTATGCGGCGTTTCTGTTGAAATTCTTGCTGTTCTGCTTCTCAGCCGATCTCCGTTCAGCTCTGTTCGGGCTGTACTTCTCCGTGAGAGCGTTAAGCTCGCTGTTACAGTTCATGGCAGCATCAGCCACAGAAGCAAAAGCCTCCATGTGGTCTTTGATATTGTTTTTGCCACCAAAAAGCTCCTCAGACATTCCTTTACCAAAGACTTCATCGAAGAAATCATTCACAATGCCGCACTGGATTCTCAGTGAATCAGCTGTTGTCTTTCCTGCGTACTGTGTAGGTTCCTGGATTCTTTCCTTTACTCTGAGGTTTTCTTTTTCGTACTTCTCCAGAAGATCAGCATCGAAGAAATCATACTCCAGCTCTTTTCCTAATACCACTATTCTCATAAATCGTACCTCCTATGGATTAAATGCTAATAATAAAACAAAAGACCGCTTTTTTAGGCGGTCTCGTGTTATACTCCTGTTCCTGCTCCCGCACTTTCTGTTGCGGCAGTAAAGGTCTTTGTCTGTGTGTTGAAAGTACCGTCAATCGGATCGCCTACTGCATTGAGGTTTCCGGAAACCTGAATGTCTGTATCTCCAGACACTTCGGAGATTTCTGCGGAAACAATAAACTTTCTTGCTGCAAATTCGTTCTCTTTGCTTGCTACCGGCTCCCAGAGTTCAACTCTGACATACTCAAATTCTGCCTCGGAACCTGTGCAGTGGTTTCTACCTACATTGTACAACGCCAGGATAGGCTCCTGTTCCGGGATCAGGTCGGATTCAAACGGGAACACCGTCTCATATCCGGTCACGGATTTGGACGATGCCTTTTCATTGACGTACTTCTTGGATTCTGTCTGGGCTCCAGGTTCCTCATTCAGCGATGTGAAACCTACACCCATGAGACAATAGTTAGGTTTGTCTGCCGACTGAGTGTTCAGGTAGTCGGCAAACTGATGTCTTTTGACAACATTTCTGCTTGTGTCCATGTTCATGCCTCCTTAAAATATAATAATCTTAACTGTATCTGATACCGGGCGTTTGTCATTGATCCATCAAACAAATACCCGGATGATACCACTTCGAGTTGCTGAGCTTCCATTCCGTCCGGAAGTTCCGGGAGAACCCCGGACATGCTCCTGGTTTCCACCCAGTCTGCAAGTCGCTCATAAAATGCACTGTTCTGGATGTTCTGCAGGCGTTCCTGGCTGTAAAATTCCCTGGATCCAAAAGCAAAAAGGTATTGTCGGACGGTACTTCCTCCGAGATACCTCTTTACAACTGGATCGCAAGGCAGAACCTCAATGGTATATTCCACCGGCTTTTCCCCCAGGTAGTCAACCCTTAAAGCCCCGTCTTTCAGCAATTCGCACCCTATGAAATACTTTTCCAGTGCATCAATAATAGAATCTGCTTTTGCCATGCCAAACCTCCGTTACATGAGTTTCTTTGCCCCGGAAAGTATGTCTTTCTTGTAGGCAACTTTCATTCTCTCGAACCATTTGGCTCCTCTGTTTGCATCGTACGGTCTGCTCGTTGCCGTATCATAATACTGTGTTCTGGCATACGGGGCGATGTATTGAACATTTCCGCTCCCGATTACCGTCCCCAGCTTTCCGGATTTGTCCAGCATACCAGTCTGAAAAGGAACCATGGCACTACAGTACCTCAGTACCTCGCTGTCAACAAACTTCTGAGCCCTTGTGAAGTTCTGCGATTTCTGAGGTGCAAAGTTTGGATTCCAGCTAAGCTCTGCCTTTACAGCTCCGCTTTTCGTGGTTGTCCGTATAATCTGCCCTCTCGGTGTTGTTACAGTGATTGCCACTACTCACCACCTACTCTCCAGTGCTTCATGCTCGAAGTGCCTCTGCTCCGGTTGTCTGTAAAATTCCTAACAAAAATCACTTCCGGATATGACTGTCTCAGCTCCGTTTCTGTTGCTGTCTCCAGATCAACCAGCCCTTGGACAATGATTGCTCCAGGCTGCAACGTCCAGTAGCCGGAGAAAACCTTATCATCCAGTTCCAAATACGCTTTCTGATCTGCGTATTTCTTCCCGGATGTGTCAGCATCTGCCGGAATCCGGATTGTGTAGGCATCGCTTTTCGACAGCTCCTTGCTTCCGGATGATGTACCTTTCCTGGAATAAAAGCTAACCCCTCTGATTTGTGTGCCATAGAACCTTTCTGTGCGTTCGGTTCTGTCATACCGCTTATTGAAAACGGTAATGTCACTGTTCACAATCATACTTTCTCGATACTCCTTTGTATAATAAGCCGGTATTTCCCAGGTAAATGCTGGCCTCTTGATACATTAAAGCCACTCTGCCAGATGCTCCGGTTGTATTTCCGGAATCTGCGTAGGTGACAGCGTACCCATCTGAATTTTCCGACTTAACTCCTGGCGTTTTTTTCTCCTCCTGGTAATCAATTTCAGCCATCGCACAGATAGCATCCTTTACCATGTCCGGGATTTCAGGGAGCCGTTTAACCCTGTCAAAAGAGATTCTATGCAAAACAGCCTCGGCACGTTTTTCACACGCATCGAAGCTGTCCTTTGGTATTTTATTACCGCCGTATGTTTCAGAGTAGTAGTTGTAGTCCACGTATGGACCTGTTATAGCCTCTTGGAGCATCTTAAATCACTCTCCCTATTATTTGGTTGCCTGTTTACCGGAATCAGCCTGTTTGCCTGCCTCAGAACCTCCGGTTGCCTGTTTGGTTTCCTTGGTCTTTGCAGTAGCCTCTTTCAGCTTAGCCTCCAGATCGGTAACCTGTTCTTTCAACTTTGCGTTTTCCGCTTCCGTAGCCTCAATCTTCTTGTCGGCGTTTTCTGCGTACTCGGCAGCCTCTTTCAGCTTAGCCTCCAGATCGGTAACCTGGGTCTTTAGTGCTTCAGCCTCTTTTTCCGCATTGTGAGGCTCAGCCACAACCTTGTCATTCATATCGGTAATCTTGTAACCAAGTGCGATATAAGCATCCTTTTTTTCATCAGGGATGCGGATAACTCTGTTTGCTTTTCTTGCTTTTAACATATTTTCCTCCATTCCGTGACAAAGGGAGCCATAACAGGCTCCCGTCACTTTAATCATTATTTACCAGCTCTTACGCATGAGATGTGATGTTGAATGCGATTGCATCAACCTTGTTGGGAAGCAGGAACACATCCTCGAAAGATTCCTCGAAGTAGTCCCACTTTCCCTCGGAACCAGCGGAAGGCGGATCCAGCTGTGCGAACTCGTAGTTGATAGGAGTAATGACTGCCAGAGGATGAACCAGACACATGTTGATCTGGTCTGCGGCAGTGTCTACCTTCCATCCCTCCGTGAAGTCATACGCCGTTTTCATCATGTCGGACGGTACGCTGTCAGGGATTTCTACCTCGTCAATGGAAGTGATTGCTCTTTTAACTGCCTCGGAACGCTTGCTTACGTCAAGGGTCTTGACAATCTGCTTTGCGTTGGTAATGAGGGTTCTGGTATCAGGTGTTACGTACAGAATACGACCAGCTCTCGGAACTCTCTTGTTGTCCATGTAGGTCATCATGGCATCGAATACCTCCAGAACGTTGTCTGTGGTAAGAACGGTCTTGTCTGCTGTTTTTCCGGCTCTTGTGTAGTCCGCATACAGCTTGGAAATCAGGTAACAGTTCATTTCAGGAAATTTCTGCTCCTCGTTGAATACCCTGGTAATGTTTGCGATGCTCGCTACCTGGTTGGTCTCCTGGATGTCACGAGGATGTACCAGAGTGGACCATGTTCTGTGGTTGGTAACCTGCAGAGGTGTCCAGGAGCTGTTGTAGTTACGTTTCTTCTCGCCGATAGTATCTCTGTTACCATCGGTACGTCCGGTCGTTGTGATTGTAGGAATCTCGATCACGTTGGAGTTTACCCAGCGGTAACGGCCGTTGTTAGGTGTGTTGAAAAGGGCTCCGAAGTAGAGAACATAAGGGAACTCCTGCTCCAGTGCCTGCTGATACTGCTTTGCGTAGTTTAATGCTGCCATTCTTTAGATCCTCCTTATTTGTTGTTTTCCGGCTGTCTTAAACGGGTAAAGCCCATGTTCAGGAACGGATTCTGATTTCCACCAGCACCACCGGTGCCTCCGTTGGTTCCGGATGCGAAATGAGGCTGAGTACCCTGTCCTCCGGCTCCGCTTCCTCCCTGGCCTCCCTGACCGCCATTGTTGTTGTCCTCGATAACGAACGCACCCTTGTAATCGTCGCTCTCCATGAGCGATTTCATGTAGGCAGTAGCATCCGCTCCGAACTGACCGTTTTCCAGTGCGTAGTTCTTTTTCTCAAACTCTGCTCTGATACCGGCCTGTGCCGCTTTGGAAGTGTAATTGTAGCCAGATAAGAACATATCCGTCTGATGGGAGCGTTCCTGGGCTGTCAGCTTGTCTTTCAAGTCCTGGGTGTCCTTGTTGTACTTGTCCTCCCATTCCTTTGTGACCTTATCCACATCAGCTCCCTTATCTTTGAGGGACTGAATTGTGGTATTGGCATCCGTGAGCTGCTGTTTCACTCCGGTAAGCTCCGTCTCTTTTGCTCTGAACTTATCCTCGGCAACGTAACCACCATCCGCCAGGTTTACGATTTTCAGGTTTTTATCGCCTTTGATCTTCTCCTCCAGCTGTTCATAGGTCAGTGCCTCCGGCTGTCCGTCTACAGTTCCAAAAAGTTTCTTCAAAAATTCGTACATGGTGTACCTCCTTAATTCGCTGATTTTGTTTATATGCCGGTTCACTCCGGCTCTGCTATCGTGCGTTTATATCTCCGCACGCAAGAGAAGGAGACAGTTTATATGCCATATCACAGGGCAAAAACAACAGCCA